CCACCAGCGATTGCTGTTGCACCGGTACCAGCTGGAGTTGCTGTTAATGTTCCGTTCTTAGAGAAGTTATCCGCAGAAGTTGATGTACCCGGAATGTTTCCGCCTACCCAAGTTCCAAAAGATGCTGACTCTCTGGCTGTGCCAGACGAACCAGACGCTTTTGCGTTTTCTACGCCAACCATAGCTCTTTCGATATCTTTCTTTAGCTCTTTACCTACTTTTGCAAGTTGATAAGCAAGTTCTGAACCTTTACCCGCTTGATCTACTGACTCAACGGTTCCAGATACGGTTACTGCTTTTGCAGAAATTTGAGATTGGTTGTTTAATTTAACGGTCGCAGTTGTTGCTACCGCAGTGTAATCGTCGCCTTCCACTTGAGCGTTATTGCCGGCATCTGCTAGCGCATCGACCGACCATTCGTGGAGAGTATTGCTTATGTTGGTTTTTCCAATTCCGCTCATAAAGGGGGTCTCCGAGGGAGCTATGTTATAGATAATGTCCTCAAAAGACTCTTTCATAGAGTTGGAATCAAAAGTTTCAAATGTATTTGTTGGGACTGCCATTTGAATATTTCCTTTCTATTTAGATTGCTTTGTTATTTATCATCTCAAGGAAGACCGAACTTGCGTCATTGACTTTCCCGGACTTCTTGAGTCTGTCCATTTGAGAATTAAACTTCTTCCTATCAGAAGACGGTTCTACTTTAGTTTTGTTATTGGTACTCAAGACTCTCGGAGTTTTATTGACTTGTTTCTTTTTTAAATTTGACTGTTTCAACTTATGATATTGAAAAGCGTCTGCCAGTAATAAAACTGATCGGTGATCTACTAGAAGACCTATTTCTTCATTTGTAAATCCACGCTCTTTTGCAAAATTAATTAAGTTTTGTCGATAAGCTTCTCCTTTATCTTTATCAGCATAGATCGGAAGTTTTTCAGCTAACTTTTGTCTTTGGTCAGATAAATACTGATTATAGATCTGGTCTTGCTCTTGTTGTTTGATCTGATCAAGTCGTTGCTTTTCTTGAGCAACTCTGTTCATTTCTTCTTTTTGTTTATCAAGTAGAGCTTTTTGCCTTACATATTCAGCTGGGTCTTCGTGATATAGCTTATCAAGATCTGCTTCTGGAGTATTTTTTGCAATTTGCACTAAAGATTTTTCCAACTCTTCTAACTTCTGTCGGTAAAATTCTCGTTGTTGCTTAGCCACTTCACCCTCTTGCAACACTTGTTTTCTCATCTGATCAAACTCTTTTCGCTCATCAGATAACTTTTGTGTTTTTTGGGTGTAATCTTTTTGTCTGAGTCTATCCTTCTTTAACTCCTCTAAGGTTATTTTCTCGCCGTCTAGTTCGATTAAATCCTCGGTAGTCTCCGTGGTTTCTTCATTCAAAAGATCAACTAGCTCTGCGTCTTCTCCGAGGTCATCAGTATTCTCTTGAGAATTGACTTCCTCTTTGCTGGACACTTCGCTCTCGATTTCATGAGTCCTTGTGGCTTCGGGTTCACTTGATTGCTCTTGTAAACCTAAAAGGTTTTTCATGTCTTCGACTGCGTCTCTTTCGGACTTATATTGTTTCTGTTCAACCGGTTTCTGTTCGACAGAGTTGTCGGTTGCAGAGTCCATTACTGGTTGTTCTGCCATTTATTTCTCCTATTATTTTTCTGATTTTTTTTGAGTTGCCAACTTGCCCGTTTCCATAACGGTTTTAAGTTGCATCAAAACAACTTCTAACATTCTTCTCATGCGAAAAATGTTTTCCCTTTGCTCTGAATTTTTTTCGTCTGAGTTTAGCCATTCATTCATTAACTCAGTTCTGATTGTTTGAACACTTTCTACAAATAAAGGTTCTTCTAAAATTTGTTTGGCTTTGTTTCCTCTGGTTATTTCTTGTTCTGACATTATCTACCTCTCGTAAACCCAGCCATTCCTGTACCACCAACGTTCATTGAAAATCCGCTGACGCCATAAGGATTGTTCCTCTTATTTCTTTCGATATTTCTAGCAATCTCCGCACGGTAAGCGTTGTCATCTCTACCGGTAATATTGCCTTGGGAGTCTTGGGTAGTAAGTCTATCTGTGTAAAGAAGACTTCCGCCTAGATCCTCAGCGATCGGAGATCCACCGGTACTTGTTGTACTTCCGGTTGTTCCGGTTGCTGTATCGTAAAACTTATTTTTTCTTTCATCGTCTATCACTTTTTGAACTGCTTCTGCTATGGTGAACTGGTTTCCAGTCGGATTAACCATGTTACTTGCTACAGATTTAAAATATTGATTAGGAGTATAAACTTGGAAGAGATTATTCCCGACGCTTTGACCATAACCTAGGTCTTCTAATGTATTAACCGCTTGATTGAATGTGTTCTGTCTTCTTTGGGGCATACCAAATAAAGCGTCTAAGATCATGCCACCACCTTGTAAATATGGATTTAATGATCCAGAACCTAATCTATTAACAGAAGGGTCAAACTTTAAGAATGTTCCTTCTCCTAAACCTTGGGTTACATAATCATCTAAGATGTTTGAAGCTCCAAAAGGTGTATCTGGGTCTTTGAGCATTTGTTGATACATCGCTTTTTCTCGATCAAACTCAGTATCATCATCATCGTTATCACTATCTGACTTTGGTAAGACACAAGCTTTTAATACTGGGTCATAAATTCTCCCTTCCCCGGGGAACTGTTCATCACAGTTTACAGTTTCACTTGAACCGTCGTCTTCATCACTAGCCGGGGGCGTTAGTGTATTCATTAAGGGATTGGGAAACCTCGCAGAAGGATCTAACTCTCCGGCTTGTTCTTGTTGAGTTCTAATGTCGTAAATTGGATTACGATACATACCCGCTGAATTAATAGAAGTCGGGTTGTTTCTCTCAATCAATTTATTTTGAATAATCTCTTGAGCTATACTGTTTTGCATAAATGGGATCATCTATCTACCTTGCATCATATTTTTCATTAATTTGTCTCTCTCTAATGTTTCTTTTGCATCATCTTTGAGAATTTGATTGGCTAATTTTTCTTTTTGCATTTGATCAAGATTTTCGTCTCTAATAATCTTTGTAGCTAGCTTCTGCTCTTCTAAATTGAGTCTCTTCTGATTAATTTGAGCGTCTTGATTTAATTTTTGTGTTTTTAAACTTAATTCTGCTTTGTCTTTAGCTTGGCGCATCGCTAATTCTTGCTGTGCTAGCGTTAAAGGATCGGGTTTCGGTTGCTTTGGCTTTGGTGGGGTCGTTGAAGGGTTCTTAAAGAACTGATCAGCGTTTTTATACCCGGCATTCTCTAAATACTTAGCAATCGTGTTGTAAACATTTTGATTATCAACAATACCCATGCCCCCTTTTGCTAAAATCTTTTCTTGAACGTTTAAAATTCTTGTTAAAACGTCTAATCGTTGGTCTTGAGAGCCTGTTCCTAAACCGACAACCACCGTACAGTTATATCGGTCGTTCCATTCTCTCGGATTGACTGAAATAAACTTACCTCGTAGTCGAATAATTCTTTCATGGTCTTGATGTGTGCAGATTAAGGTTAATAATCCTTGGAACATTCTCTTAACACCGTCTGCGAAGTTACGAGCGATCATTTCAATACGCTGTGTACCCGCATTCATTAACTGATTAGTGCTAGTTGCTGTCGTATGAGATTTATTAATAGCATCTGCGTTCAATCCCATTTGCGTTCTGGAAATACCGGTACGAGACTCTCTAATCTCATCAATCTTGTTAATGGTTGAGAGAGTATCGGGCATAATATTCGGAGTTTGTAAGGGTCTAACAGCGTCCGGGCTTTTTACTCTCACTATTCCCCCGGGACGAGAGACTAATAGATCGTCAATATTAGCCATGGAGTCTTGAACAACTAAACGAGAATTGTTTTGTAAGTAGGCGTTGTTTAAGAGCTGTCTTAAAAGGGTACTTTTAACAAGCTGTAGATCTCCGATTTGATCGTATATCGATAAACCAAAAAACTTATGAGGCATAGGATTAGCCACAGCCATTGAAAATGGAATTTGTTCAATCTCTTCGTTTTCTAATAAATAATAATTGTTATATCCGTTACCACCGACCGTAATTTTTCTGAGTTCTGCAATACCGTCGTTATCAAAATCTGTTTTGGTATAACATTCTGTTACTAAAACAGTGGTCATAGAAGGATCAATGTTCTGATAATTAAAATCAGTTGTTGAGTCTTCGTAAGACTTTCTGGTTACAGCTTCGTCGTTGTAAACTTCTTCATCAGAGGGTGGGAGTTTTTCGACAATGTCTCGATCAAAGCCCATATCGACTAACTCTGATCGTGTTTTATAAACTCGTTGTGCAATAAAATTACAATCGTCTAAATTTGTTGCGTTCCGGGAGATCATCATGTTTTCCGGGGGAACATTTTCGATTGCTACTCTGCCAATCTCTTTAACTCTCTTGGCTTCAACGTCATAGGTTTTAACTTGGGTCTTCTCATCAAAGTTTTCTGTGAAGTCAATAATCTCTACTTCGTTGTCTGCTAAGATTGCATTGAACTCGTCTTCTGTTAATGCAGAATAACTTTCTTTCTTTTGTTGTTTTGAGGTCTTCCAATAATATTTTACAAAACCATTCTTTGAAAGAAGAGCATCTTTAAACATTGTCTGCAAGATCTGGAAGCCATTGTTATCTTTGTTAAAGATATGGTTAATATAATCCGTTGCTTGCTCGCAATATTCAACGTCTTCGGGTTGTTGAGCTTCAAAATGAACTATGGACTCACCCTGTGTAAAAATTCTTAACATGGAAGGCATAATGGAGTCGATAATCTCTTGTAAGTCTTGAGAGACTACTTGGCTCTGTCCTTCTTGTTCGTTACCGAGTGGCTCTCCTAAATAATATTTTAAGCCTTCTCTTCGATGTTCTGATAAGTCTCCCCCATAAAATCCTAATGAGTTTGTAATCTCTTGTGATACGAGAGAGAGTAATTTGTCGTCTGTTAATTTTGCCATGTTATACGATTGCTAATTTTGGATATTCAATTTTTGAACTCCATTGTTTACTTTCATTCAAACCAACACATAAATATCGGAAGCTGTCTGCACTGTGAGACGTCCAATTATGTTCGGGTCTATTTTTATTTTCTCCTTTATCGTTCGTTGCCCAACGATATTGTCTTAATGCGTCTAATCCTTCTTTTGTTTTTTCATAATCAAACCAGCATCGTCCTAACGTCATTCGGACTTGGTTGATACCGTCTTGAATAGAGAGTTTGGGTACGATTGAAACGGGCATTCCTAAAGACTGTGCCACTTCAAAGCGTGATTTACCGGTTCCTAGCTCTCGTACCTTGGCGTCATGAGGAAAGTAATGGGTATCATACAGATATCCTCGGTCTTGAAGGACGCTCGCGTAAAATTCTAAGCTCTCTCCGGAGTCTTCGTAATAATCTATTAAATGGATAGCGGTTCCGACTTGCTGAACAAACCAGATTGCGGTCTTGTCTTGCATACCCAGATCCCAATAAGTAGAAACTTTATATTTAGAGTCATAAGGTATCTTGGTTACTCTGCCTTCCTCATCACATTTCTGTAATGATGCAGAATAAATAGATCCTATAGCTTGAGCATCAAAAGAACATTCATATTCAGCCTCAAACGTCTCCGGGGGCATAATTCTTTTCGCTTCTGCTAGCTCGTCAGCATCGATAATCCCGGTCTCAGAGGCTTTAAATATCTTTCCAAACCAGTCTTCTTCTTGTTGAGAGATCTGATACATCTCAAACAAAGGAGAAGCAAAGCCGTTGGGCGTCCCTTGGAATATACAGATCCCCTTCCGATCACTGGTGGCGGGTCTAATGATCTCTGAAAACATATTCGGTGGAAAGTTTTGATACTCGTCCAGAATACATTCATCAATATAGATACCACGAAGGCTATTGGGTCTTTCACAACCGAGTAATTGTATTCTTGCTCCGTTCGGAAAGTCCGCTCTTAGTTCTGTTTCGTGATAATCCATGTTAGGAATTACCGAGGTATAGTGTTTTAAGAAGTCCCAAGCTATTCTTTTGGCTGAAGAATACGTCGGGGCTATATAAAAACAGCGAGGTCTTGGCAAAGGACAAGTTAAAGCGGTCTTTATCAGCTCATTTACGGCTAAAACTGTTTTTCCAAAACGTCGATGACAGACTAAAACGTTAAATCTTTTTAAATTACTATGTATTTCTTTTTGTAATTTTCTTGGAGTGTAAGGTATTTGTATTTTTCTCATTCATTTTCCTTATTCTCCCCCGATTGATTTAAAAAATCGTGTATTCGTGCCACGGTATTCCCTTTGACAACGCCCTTCCCAGCTGTTTCTGGTAAAACTGTTCTTTGATTAAAATATTTTAACGCTTCACCGAAAAAGTCCGTAGGAGCTTTTTTGGTCGTCGATTTTTTTTTGCTTGTTTTGGTCTTTGTTTTCATTTTTTGCCTCAAAATAGTGTTTCCCACATAGGAAATAATAGCTCCCATGTTTTGTTTGTAGCGCAAACGTTCCCCATGACCCACATTTACAGCAAACTTTATACTTTTGTTCTTCCTGTCTATTCCAGTTTATTATCTCGATACCGTTATATTGCTTAAAGCTCATTAAAAAATCTCTTCTGAGTTAGAATTGGTTACAATGACATTGTCGCCGATGCCAAGGGGGTGCATACTATATGTAGTAGCTCCAAAAAATCGTAAAATTAGGTTAGAAAAAACGTTGAAAAATAAGGCTTATTTTTTGTTGCATAATAACCATTATCGGAACAACGAGGACATACTATATCTTGATTTTTGCTATAAGAGATCTGACGACAGAAATTATCTTATTCGTAATCACTTTCAAAAACTCTAATGTTTTCAATACTAATCTGTATAGCCAACCTAAAGACCATACCACTAATTCAACTAATTTCATAAACATTTCACAGAATTTCAATATCATTGTTTTCATATTCACTCCTTTACTACTTACCCCATTCAAAGAGTATCTTTTCTCCAGATGATGTTTGAATAGCCATACTAGCTTTTTCTTTGTCAGTACCATATTGAGAAGGAGCAGTCTTCCCGGCGAAATACTGAACGTCTTTAACAAATATCTCAAACAACTTCATCTCTGGTAAGGTAAGCTTCTCCCCTCTTTCAACCTTCTCAAAGTATTTCTTAAATCTGTCTTCTTTCTCTTTAATCTTATACTCAGTAGCCCACTCTCTTGCACTGTAGTATTCTTTCTTTAAATCTTTGTTCTTATCTAAGTAAGCGGTGAACCCGGTATAACTTAGTTCATTATCTTTAATAGCTTGGATAACAGACTTCCCGGACTGAATGTCTTCCAGTACAGCTTTCACTAACGTTGAGTTATACTTCTGCGGACGACCTACTTTAGTGGATTGTTTTGTCTGTATCGATGATTTCGTTTGTTTCGTAGCCATGTTCATTTGCTATTAGATCTATAAAGGCTTTAGCTGTTTTCTTATCTGTAAAAGGATTAATCTTAATTACTACTGTAAAAGTTCCGTCGCTTTCCTCATAGATTATAAACCGACTTGTACTCTGATAATCTTCTAATTTCATAACATATAACTCTATTCAATTCGTCGGGTTTATTTTGAAACTCCTCACGAAGTTTTTTTTTTCAGTACCAAACTTTTTAAGTAACTTAATAACGTATGCCGGGCTAAGTCCGACCGTAGTACAAATAAAATTAAAATTAGGATTATCTTTATCGAACCAAGCTATAGCTTGCGCCTTAACGTATGGATTATAACCTTGATCCCCGGACATACCTAAAGCGTCTCTCATGGCTTGTGATATGACTTCTATATAAAGCTGTGTTTCGGGTATATACATTCCTTAATCTCCATACCCAATCTATAGACACAATTCTCGACTATGTTCTTATAGTAACATATAAGTAGCCAATTTAAGGTGAACGTTAGGTGAACAGTGCTGAAGAATGGTATTATTTTTTGATACTGACAGTATGGTTTTTTAATACTGACGGTACTAATTTTTAATACCGCTTTCTTTTAAGATCATTCAACCATAATTCATAATCAATCTTATAAACTTGATCTTTTATTAATTCAAACTGTGAACGTTGCTCTTTAGTTAGTTTTTGATGATTTTCTAATAGTGTCTTTAATTGGTTATAAATTTTAAGAATGTTTACTTCCATAGATCTACTAAGACTTGTAGTCCTTCTCTGAACTCTCTCATGTATTTTTTTGCCGGGAGATTATCTACAAGAACATCGATAATTACTGGAGCGTAGCTCTTGAGCATTTTATTAGCTCTTTTGATCTCTGCTTGGCAATCATTAACTGAGTTCATGGTCGCTTGTATATCAGCTTGGATATGATCTTTAACCAGAACAGCGGTCATTCTTTGTTGATATCCAGCTAAGTGCCATAAGTTCTGATACTTGTAACCAGCTGTGAACATTAAATCGTTTAGGTCTCTGTTCTTAGGATAAAGTAAATTCTTTCGGTAATACCAATGAAGAATGTCTTTGTATTTTATTTCTAATCTTTTTGGTTCTTTCGCTTGTTCAACGTATTCAACTTCTTGATAATCTGGGAGTCGGTAGAGTTTTCCGTTTTCCCCCCGGATAATTTCTTGACCACCAAAATCTGAGATCTTAGCCTTACCCATTTTTTGACATTCTTAGTTGAACCATTTTTGGTTGGTTCATTTTTTCACTAAGCCATAAATCTCTGTTACGTTTGTAATAAACAATATCTCTTTCAATGGAGTTAGATGATTTGATGTAAAGTTCATAAACAATGTCTCTTACTGTCGATTGATTAAGACCATGAATGATTGCTAGGTCATTAAAAGTTCTATTATCTCTACTGATTTGTTTAAAGAAATCTAAGTTACGATCTACCTTCGCTAAGTTTTTAGCTTTCTTTGGATAATCATTAACTATTTGATCTATTCGGTCTCTATCTAAAGTCCAATAAAACCTAGATCTACCTAATGGACTACGGATTGATTTTGCCATACTTATCCTCACATCTCCTTATCGTTTCAGCAGTAAAAGCTGGTAACCACCTACCCATTTTCTTTGCGTGTTCCCAGTTGCTTTTATCCATTTTTTCTTGAAACTCTTGTTCCTCTTCTGGGCTAGGTTCACCAACAATGCTATCTAAATAACATTCTCCGTTTAACCAAGTTGCCGGGTGTTTGGAAAACTTTTTATTGACCTCACAATGTTCATTGTAAAGCCTCTGCAAATCTAAAGGTTTATTTTGCCATTCGTCCGGGAGCTTATTAAAAGCTTTGCGAGCATGACCAACCCCTATTTTGTTTTTGACACCCTTCCAAAATAATTCGAAACCTATCGGGTGCGGTTTCTTAGTAGTATTATTATTAGAAGAAGAGGAAGAAGAAGAAGAAGAGAGAGGCTCGCTAGAGGTAACCTTGAGGTTACCTAAAGGCTCGCTGTCAGTAACCTTAATCTTTTTTTGTCTTGCTGAATTTTCTTTCTGTTTTTCGATTTGATCTCGTAGCTCTTTATGATGAAAGAACCCATTCTCATAAACAAAGAACGTCGTTATGATATAATGGAACTTCGTATCATCGCACTTAGACTTAATTCTATTAATGATACCTTCCGAAAGCCCTGTCTCCCGCTCGCACCAATATTTAAGCTTTAAATGCTGATAAATACCAAGTTCTTCAAAGTCCAGCTCAAGTGTTTGAGCCAGTGTATTAGTGGCATATTCTTTATACCACGGCATATCTGTAGAACTCATAATAGCTTTATTCCCCCTTTTGAAGCGCTTATAAAGTAAACCCAACCTTTAGCCCGGAGTTTATACATCAACTTATGGATATTGCTTTTAACACAACCATAATCCTTGGCTAATTCCTCGTAAGTGGGGGAAACACCTTGAGACAGTTTATTTCTGAGAATAAGGAGTAGCTTCTTCTGACACTTGCTTAATATGACTTTCTCATTTTCATACTCTGTCAACGGGTGTTCCCCACCCATGGAAAGCTAGCGGAGGAAAAATTGGGTTTTTTGCTTTCCATAATGTGATTAGAATTATTTTGCTTTTTTTTGCAAGAGCTTAATTTTTCTTAAAAGAAATATTTGAACGCTATGGGAAATAGTGTAACTTAATGAAACAATTTTTTAGGGGAGAAAATGGACGGAAAAAAAAAACTTATTGAGATTTTAATTGCTAAACAGCATGACTCGAAAAAGTCATGGAACCAGATCTGCAAAAAAATCGGTCTATCACCCTCTGTCATATCTAAATTCATTCATACTCAAAGTGATATTTCAGTGGAGTCTTTAAACAAATTATTAAGATATTTTAATGTGGACATATATCATTCAGCAAAAAATAGTTTAGAAAATAGAAGGTTTGACTCTACAACCAAAGTGAAGGTTATTGGAGTATCTGATGAGTTAGGGATTATTCATAAACCTAGATTGTCTGACCCTTTAGAAGTATTAAGGTCTAATATTTGGCGCGGATATCATGCTATTTTAGTGAAACATGACCCAATTTATGACTACCAATGTTTATTTGATCCACTAAATGATTTTATAAAAAAGCCAGAGAAATTAAGCAATCAGTACATTTACTCTATTGTAAAATATAAGCTTCCCTCAAAAAATAGTGTTTATGTTTTTTGTAATGCTAAGTTTGACATCGAAAAAAATCAAATTAATTGTTTAGATGAAGTTACTAAAACAATGAAAAAAATTGATAAAAAATACGTTCAAAAGTGGTTTGTAATTGAAGCTATGTTTGCCCCAAATTACTTTGAGTCTAGTCGAGTTAATAATTTACACGATCAAATCTATACCCAAAAAAAATCATAAATCTGTTACTTAGTGTAACCTACTGTTTCTTTTCGCAAAAAATTGTTTTTTTTAGGAAAATGTTGTTGCATTCTGTTACCTAATCAGTAAAGCTTTTAACAAGTAACCAAATAACGGAGAAAGTTATGGCTGTAAACGTCAATGAGCTTCTCAAAGATAATAAAATTTTTGAGGAGCTGTCTAAACAAACCAAACTTCTAAGAGAGATAAAATCCCTGTTACTTGCTGTCTTGAAAGATGACAGGACGCTTGCTGAGGTTGAGCGTGATTTCTTAGAGAAGAAGGATCTACAATGAAGACTCGTTTATTAGATGATCCTAACCAGTCAGATATAATTAATTATTTAATTAAATCTGTTCAGCGTGAACAAGACGAAGAGTATCTAAACAGAAAAAAGACTCAAACAATTACCTCTGATATGAACTTATCAGATCTGTTAGAAGACGCTCCACTTGTTTACAAAAAAAACAATCTAAGAGATGTAGAGATTGAAAAGAAAACAACGGATCTAATTCCGATTGTAATTGGTCAATCTTTTGAACAGTTCTTTCTAAAGTATTTTCCCCGGGGGAAGTTTGAACGAGAAGTTCCTACTTTCTTTAAGGTCAAAGGAAATTACGGAGATTGGACTATTTCTGGTCGTGCTGACCTAGTTCAATATCTTGGATTTGATAATGATAAATTTACGAACAAAGACATTATCATTCGAGATTGGAAATCTACTTCAGCTTTTCAAATGGAGACTGTACTCCGTGAGATCAGAGTATTTAAAAGCAAAGGTAAGCTACCCAAACATAAATATTTTTGGCAACTACAGGCTTATCGTTATGCGTTTGAGCAAGGTGGATATAACGTCCATGATCTCTCCTTGCTAATTTATTGTAGGCACTGGACTCATCGTAAATCACTGGAGATAAATAATTATCCAAAGAGTGAATTTTTTGAAGAGCCTTTGCCTTTACTTCCTAAAGATGTGATTGAAAAACATCTATCGGAAAAAGTCTCAGAACATCAACTTATGGCTATGGGTCAAAACGAGCCGGACGCTACGGAGCCTATTTGTTCTGAAGAAACTCGCTGGTATCGAAATGGAACATCGATGAGATGTAGCCTCTATTGCGATGTCGGTAAATCGGGACTTTGTAATCAATTCAATAAAGAGAAAGCGAAGAGTTCTTAATGGCAGACGTCGGTAAAGAAGTCGTGAAATTACGAAATAGCATTCGTAAAAAAAACGCCAGAAAGAAAGCTACGTCAGTCGCTCAAATGAAAAGATTGGCAAAGAAAAACAGAAACATAAATAAAAAAAGGAAAAAATAAAAAATGCAAAATAACGATAAACCAAGCTATAGACCTCATTTTAGAATTAAAATCAAAGATCAAAATGGAAAATCTTTTGATGCCGGGGGAATATGGTGGAATATAGGAGACTATGGATTATATTTGTCTGGAAGTTTTAATAACAACGTACAGTTAAGACCCGGGCAAAAATTTATTCTCAACATTCCAGATAAAAAGCTTAAAGGTAATTTAACAAGTTACTTTCAAGCCAACCCTCAACCACCTAAAGAGGAGAAAAGGGAATACAATAATAATTACAACAACAATAATAAAAATTATAACCGTGGTAA